CCCTAGTAAAAACTTAACTGCCATAGCTACGATGTGGAACGCTTATATATCTAATACTAACAACAGAACCCTAACGGCTCAAGATGTTTGTGCAATGATGGTGTTAGTAAAAACTGCTAGGTTAGCCAATAGCCCAAACCATAGAGATAGCGTTGTAGATATTTGTGGGTATGCCGCTTTGATTGAACGATGCGATGAAGAACAAGAAGTCGGAGATAGTTAAGTATCTTTGTGGTCGCAATGCCAAGACCATTAAAGAAGTTGCTAGGGCTATGAAGTTGGGGTATTACACAACAAGTAGATATTTAGCAGAATTATATAACAACGGTGATGTAGAACTTAATCAGTTAAGAACAAAACCATACAAGTATTTTGTATCAATAAGGAAAGACAGATGAGCAATATAAGCGAGTTAGCTACAAAGATGAACGCAGTCTATGCTAAATACAAACTAGACCATACAGATATTCTAATGCTTGGGGTGCTAAGTGATTGCTGGGAAGAAGAAAGGGATGTACGAGTAACAGACCTAACCTTAAAGTTTGGTAAGACCTTTGCATCCCCTGCCAACATTCACTATCGACTGACTAAGGACTTGGTTAAGTTGCAGATGGTTCGCCTAAAGACTAGCAAAGATGATGCACGGGTTAAGTTTGTAGTTAAAGGTTGTAAGTTTGATGCTATGGATAAATACCTTGGAGGTGTGTGATGAACGATGGGGTAAAGATATTGCTAGCTAGGATGGAGACCCACCCTGAAGAATTTGCCTATGACCCTCGTGAAGGTATGAGTAAGTGGGGTAGGTTGCTAGATAATTTTAGGCATTGCCTCACTAAAGAAGAAATAAATGCCGTTGAGGTAGGGCTACGCAATATCGAGCGTGATAGGTTTACTGAATTAGTAATGACAGAACTACTTGACCCACATGAAAATGTACAACAAGAAATAAACTTCAGAACTTCGGGCAATGTAACTCTTAATGCTTCTCAATTACTACAGAGTAGTACGATAACTTACACTTCAGACCCATTAGTAAACAGAAAACCAATAACCAAATTCGGAAGATTATATAACCATGAACGTAATAACGATTGATTTTGAAACGTATTATGACAAAACATTTAGCCTATCTAAGATGACCACCGAGGAATATGTGCGTGATGATCGTTTTGAAGTAATAGGTATAGCCGTTAAGGAGAACGACAATGAAACAGCTTGGCACACAGGAACATTTAAAGAAATTAAGGAAGCGTTACAAACCTATAACTGGAAGAACTCGCTCGTCCTTGCACACAACACCCAATTTGACGGGGCGATACTCTCGTGGCTTTTCGGCATACACCCTAAAGGCTGGCTTGACACTCTATGTATGGCACGTGCGATTCATGGTGTGGAGGCAGGTGGTAGCCTCAAAGCTTTGGCGGAACGGTATCAAATAGGTGAGAAGGGTACGGAAGTATTACAAGCGTTGGGTCAAAGACGTATAGACTTTTTGCCTGATGAACTACATCGTTACGGCGAGTATTGTAAGAACGACGTTGACTTAACATGGAAACTATTTAACATCTTTATAGATAACGGCTTCCCTGCGAAAGAGTTAAAGGTAATTGATGTAACGCTAAAGATGTTTACAGAACCTAGCTTAATGCTAGACCTTCCCCTACTAGAACAACACTTAGAAGATATTAAGACCAAGAAAGAACGTTTGATGGAAGCGTGCATGGCTGACAAAGATACGCTAATGTCTAGCAACAAGTTTGCAGAACTACTTACCTCCCTGGGGGTTATACCTCCTACTAAAATATCACCGACTACTGGTAAGGAAACCTACGCATTTGCTAAGACTGATGAAGGGCTTAAAGAACTTGTCTCTCACCCTGATGTACGTGTTCAGGCTTTGGTTGCGGCTCGGTTGGGAAACAAATCGACGTTAGAAGAGACGCGGACACAACGCTTTATTGATATTGCCAAGCGTGGAAAGTTACCTGTACCCATTAAATATTATGCGGCTCATACAGGGCGATGGGGTGGTGACGATAAGATTAATTTACAAAACCTACCTAGTCGTGGGCAAAACGGTGGCAAGTTAAAGAAAGCTATCCGTGCACCTGAAGGTTATGTAATGATTGACTGCGACTCAGCACAGATTGAAGCACGTATTGTTGCTTGGCTGGCTGGGCAAGATGACTTAGTGGAGGCATTTGATAATGGTGAGGACGTATACAAAATCATGGCGTCGGCTATCTATGAAAAGGACGTATCGGAAATTACAGCTGAGGAGAGGTTCGTGGGAAAGACGACAATTCTTGGGGCTGGCTATGGCATGGGGGCTAAGAAATTCGGGATCCAACTCAAGACTTTCGGTATGGAAATTACGGAGGGGGAAGCTCAACATATTATCGACGTTTACAGAAAGACTTATGCGAAAATCCCGATGCTATGGAGGTCTGCTGGACGATGCTTAGATGCAATCGTTTCGGGTAATGCTTGTGATTTAGGGCGAGAAGGTGTAGTAACTTTTGATGCTTCTAAGAAAGGGTTTCTACTACCTAGTGGGTTATGGCAACGCTATGAAAGTTTAGCTAAAGTAACTGATGCTGAAGGTAGTGAACAATATGAATACAAGACTCGTCGGGGTTCTGTTAAAATATATGGTGGTAAAGTAGTTGAAAATCTATGCCAAGCTTTAGCACGATGTGTTATTGCAGAACAGATGATTAAGATGAACAAACGTTATAAGTCAGTCTTGACCGTACATGATGCGGTGGCTTGTATTGTGCCTAAAGAAGAAGCTAAAGAGGCTCAAGCCTTTATTGAAGAATGTATGAGTTGGAGACCCGAATGGGCAAAGACTCTACCCCTAAGTTGTGAATCAGGACTCGGAGAAAGTTATGGCGATTGTTAAGGAAGAATTATTAGATTATGCAGACCTGTTGCTTAAAGCAAAAAGAAACTTAAAAGAGTTTGAAATTGCCATGAACGCTAGGCGGTTTGGAGAAGCCCACGAATACATGATGAACGCATTTGTAGATGTTAGACTTCTTACCCATATATCAGGGGAACTCAGTGCCTAAATACACTTGGTCGTACTCATCGCTGAGTCTTTTTAAACAATGCCCACATAAGTATTACAGGCTACGTGTTGTAAAAGATATTGTAGAACCCCCTACTGAGCATTTGAACTACGGACTGGAAGTACATAAAGCCGCAGAAGATTACATTGGTAAGGGAACTCCGATCCCTGAGAAGTATATGTATATTAAGGAGCAGTTAGATAGCCTTAATAAAATAGAAGGGGAAAAGCTATGTGAGTACCGACTAGGACTGACAGCCAATCTAGAGCCATGTGGGTTCTTTGATAAGGATGTTTGGTGGAGAGGGGTGGCAGACTTAATCATTCTCAAGGGCGATAGTGCTTATGTAATTGATTACAAGACGGGTAAATCTAGTAAGTATGCGGATACCCAACAACTAGAACTCCTATCCCTAGCCCTGTTTAAGCACTTCCCTGAGATCAAAAGGGTCAAAGGTGGCTTGTTATTTGTGGTTGTAAAGGACTTGATTAAAGCTAACTATGTGCAGGATAATGAAGGGGTTTATTGGACTAAGTGGTTAGAAGATACTCAACGGCTTGAATCGGCTATTGAGAATAGCGTATGGAATAAGAAACCTAACTTTTCATGCCGAGCATGGTGTTCAATAACTGATTGCGAACATAATGGAAAGAACCACTAATATGCCTTACACCAAAACACCTAGACCCTACAAGCACGAATACGACATGGAAAAGAAACGTGGCGAGCATGATAATCGTATGGAAAGACAACGTGCCCGACGTGCTATTGATAAAACAGGTGCAGACAAGAACGGTAATGGTAAAGCAGACAAGCGTGAGGGTAAGGATGTAGCCCACAAGAAAGCCCTAGACAAGGGTGGTTCTAATAAGCATGGAGTTACTATCCAATCCGCCGCCAAAAACCGTAGCTTTAAACGAGATTCAAAAGGTAACTTAGTATCTGAAGTAAGTACTAAAGAGCGTAAAAAGAAATAAGTTTGTTGCATAGTGCCAGTACGTTAGGTGTGAGTGGTATTGGCAGGGTTAATTCATTATCCTAATAAACCGCACCTATTGTCGTTGCTAATTAGATGGCTTGCTTTCCGTGAGGTACATCTCTTCCTTGGGCAAAGAGACAATCGAATAACACCCGTAAGGTGTAATAAATTCAAATCAAAACTACGGTTTTGGTTGTATTCCTATTGGAGAAGAGAATGAATACTGAAGCTGAAGCATCAAAAGAACTAGAAAAGTTCTTTCAGCAACAAGGTTGGGAGTACCGAAAAGAATGGGTTACTAAATCAGGGAAAGCAATAGACTTTCTAGTAAAAGCCCCATACAACGACGGCTATATTTTTTTCGGTGTTGAATGTAAAAAAGACCTTAACCAAAAAGCTAAAGCCACGACTTTAGCAGACTACTTAGAGCAAGCGAGTGCGTATTCAAAAGATTTAGATATGCCTGTGTTTTTAGCGCCAGTCATTAGTAACGAATCTAATTCAGGTATTTTTTCAGGTGGCACAAACTTAGATTCTACGGCGGCTTTACTTATATTTGGGGGTAGGTTTAATGTGGGCGCTTTAGTAAAGCAAGAACGCTACTGGAGTGGTGCATATACTGGAACCTCTTGGTTTATGGTAATGAGGGGGGCAAAGTTTTGGGACGTGCGTAATGGGTTTAATCCTAAGCGTTTAAATACAGTTTGCTCATTAGGGTCAGAGAAAAAAAGAAAAGAAATGAAAATATGGAAATCATAGACAACAAAGCACTTCTATTGAAAGTGCGTGACCCCGGGCGTATCACTACGGTGATTCCAAAGAGCAAAATACTAGATACAGGTGAGGTGCTAGTTAAGTGGGGGCTAGAAGAAGCGCAGGTACTTAAGAACTTAAAGATTAAAAACGTACCATCCCCAATAACTGCACACTATAACTGGCCCGGTCTTTATAAACCGTTTGACCACCAACGTACTACTGCTGAATTCCTAACTCTACACCGCCGAGCCTTTTGTTTTAATGAGCAAGGTACAGGTAAAACAGGGTCAGTAATTTGGGCGGCTGACTACTTACTTAAGTTGGGTATTATAAAACGTGTTCTAGTACTTTGCCCATTGTCCATTATGCAATCCGCTTGGCAAAACGACCTATTTAGATTTGCTATGCACAGGACTTGTACGATAGCCCATAGCTATTCAAGAGAGAAACGTATTGATGCAGTAAACGCAGATTCTGAATTTGTTATCTGTAATTTTGATGGACTAGGTATTATTAAAGATGCCGTGATTGCAGGAGATTTTGATCTAATTGTAGTAGACGAAGCAAACGCATATAAGACTGTATCTACTGCACGCTGGAAGTTATTGCACTCAGTTATTAAACCTACTACATGGTTATGGATGCTTACAGGAACCCCAGCTTCACAATCTCCTACGGATGCTTACGGTTTAGCTAAGTTAGTTAATCCCCAAAGTGTTCCAAGATTCTATGGCTCGTTCCGAGATCAGGTAATGCAAAAGATTACACAGTTTAAATGGGTTCCAAAGAAGTCATCAGAGCAGACGGTATTTGATGTGCTACAACCTGCAATACGTTTCACAAAAGAAGATTGTTTAGACTTACCTGAGATGACCTATACCACTAGGGATATACCTTTAACTGCTCAACAAACTAAATATTACGAGATCATCCGTAAAAATATGTTGGCTCATGCGGCAGGGGAAGAAATTACCACAGTAAATGCGGCGGCTAACTTAAACAAACTACTTCAGCTTTCATGTGGTGCAGTCTATTCGGATAGTGGAGAAGTTGTAGAGTTTGATGCAAGTAATCGTATCAATGCACTTAAAGAAGTTATAGACGAAGCCTCACATAAAGTATTAGTGTTTGTGCCGTATACCCATGCTATACATATCATTACAGAAGAACTAAACAAGTGTGGATATGATGCAGAAATTATTAACGGTGCAGTATCAGTTAGCAATCGCACAGACATATTTAACCGCTTTCAGACATCAGACAAACCAAAGGTTTTAGTTATCCAACCACAAGCGGCATCGCATGGTGTTACTCTAACTGCGGCAAATGTTGTAGTATGGTTTTCCCCTATTACTTCAGTAGAAACATATCTTCAAGCTAACGCTAGGGTACATAGAGCAGGACAACACAACCCTTGCACAGTCGTGCATCTAGAAGGCTCTCCTGTCGAAAAAAGAATGTACAAGATGTTGCAAGGTAAAGTAGATATTCATACTAAAATGATTGACCTATATAAAAATATTTTGAATGAAACCCCTTGACAAAGTAAAGTATTGGTACTAAATTATAGATATATAACAAGGAGAAGAATATGAGTGATACATCAGCAAACAAGCTGGTAAAAATATACTTAAAGATTCGTGATAAGCGAGCAGAGTTATCTAAACAAGATAGCGAATTAGAAGAGCAACAAAATGTAATTGAAGCTGAACTATTAAACATTTGCAAAGAAACAGGTGCAGATGGTTTACGTACTGAATTTGGTACAGTAACTAGATCAGTTAAGAAAAGATTTTGGACTAGTGATTGGAGTTCATTTTATGATTTCGTCAAAGAGCACAATGCCATAGAGTTACTGGAGAAGCGTGTAGCGCAATCCAACATGGCTACGTTCATTGAAGAGAACCCGGATGCAGTACCGCCGGGATTACAAGTAGATAGTCGCTACACGGCTGTCATTCGTCGTAAATAATGGAGAAGAAAATGGATCAATTAATTCAATTAAGAGTATGGGCAATAGAACAAGCTAGTAAAACAAATACACCTTGGGATGCAGTTATTCCTCAAGCAGAAAAATTAGTAGCTTTTATATTAACCCCGCCAGTAGCACCTGAAGTAACAACTAAAACCGTAGGAGAAGAAAATGAGTAATGATTTAGCTATGTTGGACATTGGTTTACCGGCTCACCTTAAGTCGATGGAGTTAGATGATACTACTAAAGCCCTGATGGGTAGTGGTGGTGGAGGTTCTAAGCGTATTTCTATCGAGGGTGGTGTATGGCGCTTGCTAGTAAATGGTAAAGAGATTGCACAGAAAGAAGAACGTAACCTTAATGTAGTTATCGTTGCCGCTTCCTCAAAGGTATCTCGTACATACTATGAAGGTGTTTACAAAAAGGGCGTAACTTCTACCCCTGATTGCTGGTCTGCAAATGATGACTACCCTGATGCTAGTGCAAAACACCCACAGGCTAAGTCTTGTGCTACTTGTCCACAGAACGTAAAAGGTTCAGGTCAAGGTGATGGTCGTGCTTGCCGATTCAGCCAACGTATTGCAGTAGTTTTAGACAACGATATTGGTGGTGATGTATTCCAATTAGTGCTCCCGTCTACATCAATTTTCGGTGAAGGCGAATCAGGTAAATGGCCTTTGCAGATGTACGCTAAGATGATTGGTGCTAAGGGATGCCCTATTACTGCCGTAGTTACTGAGATGCGTTTTGATACTGCAAGCTCTACACCTAAGATTACATTCAAACCTGTACGCTTCTTAGAGTCTAATGAGATTGGTACTGCGATTGAACAAGGTAAGAGTCCTGAAGCAATCAAGGCAATCACTATGACTGTTGCCGCAGAGAAGACCGATGCTCCTAAATTAGAAGCTCCTAAACTTGCTGACCCTGAAGAAGTAACTAAGGTCGAAAAAGAAGCCGAGACTTTAGAGCCAACCAAACGTGCATCTAAGAAAGAAGAGCCAGCACCTAAGAAAGATTTAGGCAAGATTCTATCTGACTGGGACGACGAAGCTTAAGGAGTTGTCATGGCACAAGGCTACTCAAGCGTTTTTATAAAAGACGTTAGCGAAGCCGACAGAACTAAGATAGGGGTACAGTTAGGAATGGCTTGCATCAAACGGGATATACCTGTAACTGATGTGTCCGAATTCTTTTCTGTATCTCGAATGACGGTATATTCTTGGTTTCGTGGTAAAACTAATGCCCCGGAAAAACATCGGGAAAAAATGCAGAAACTTGTTGAGAAATTGAGATAGTAGTACCGGGGGGCTAGGTTAGCTACCGAAGAGAGTGTTACCGCCGTCACACTCCTGCCCATCCTTTTTTACTGACGGCTTAAGGCGGATATGTTAATAACAAATGAATTTCTATCGGCAGTGCTTCCCCCAAACGGGTCGTATTGCGTGGTAGGATTAAAAGATAATGCAAGTCCAAGACAAAAATTCGTTGGCTCTATTGAAGAAGTAGAACAACTTGCAGATAAATTAGTACAAGATGAATACAATGCGTACTTTGCACTAGCTTCCTTTGCAGACCCAAAAGAGGGTAGAACTTCTAGGAACGCTGAATGGTTTAAATCTTTTTTCATCGACATTGATTGCGGTATGGGTAAACCCTATGCTGACCAAGCCGAGGGAATGACTGCACTTAAGCAGTTTATTAAAGATGCCAAGTTACCTAAACCTATGGTGGTTAATTCAGGTCGTGGTGTGCACGCATACTGGGTACTAGAAGAGCCTATGGCTCGTGATGAATGGAAGCCCTTAGCCGAAGGATTAAAGCTTCTTTGTGAGCGCCACAAACTTAATGCTGACCCTTCTGTAACTGCCGATACTGCACGTATCCTACGGATTCCTGGAACATATAACTACAAAGATTCAGCTAACCCTTTAGATGTAACAGTAATCATTAAAGGGGACCCGGTAGCTAACGACGTTTTCAAAGATCTTTTTAAATTAGAAGACGACGTATTTGCTGGTATGGTTGGTCAGCCTTTTGTACCACGTCAGATGGATGCAATGACCCTAGCTTTAATGGGTAACAACATCTCTCGGTTTAAAACTATTCTTATTAAAAGTGCTGAGGGTACAGGTTGCCCACAAATATTGAATATCTATGAGAATCAAGGCACAATAGAGGAGCCTCTTTGGAGAGGAGGGCTAAGTATTGCCCAAGCGTGTGTGGATAAGAATAAAGCCATTCACATCATCTCTAACAAACACCCCTCATATTCTGCATCTGAGACAGATCGTAAGGCTAATGAAACAAAAGGTCCTTATACCTGTGCTACATTTAAAAAGCTAAACCCTGCTGGATGCGAAGGTTGCCCTCATACATTTACTTCCCCTATTCAGTTAGGTAAAGAGTTCAACGAAGCTACGGAAGAAGATAACGAAGTTATTGAACCAGCCAAGGAAGAAGGCGAAGCGCCAACAACATATCAGATTCCTAAGTACCCATTCCCGTTTACTAGGGGTGCGGCAGGGGGTATCTACGTTAAGACTAAGAATGAAGAAACAGAACAAGACGAGATTACGCTTGTATACCCGTACGACTTCTATGTAGTTAAGCGTATGCGTGACCCTGACCAAGGGGAAGTATTGCTAATGCGTTTGCACCTACCACAAGACGGGGTACAGGAGTTCATCATTCCACTAACCGCAGTGCTTGCAAAAGATAGATTCAGAGACACAATTGCCTCACATGGCTTAGCCGTGCTGGGTAAAAAACAGGACTTACTTATGGCTTATATAACACGTTGGGTAGAAGAATTACAAGCTACTACTAAGGCGGAAACCGCACGCAGACAGTTCGGATGGTTGCCTGATGACAGTGCATTTATCTTGGGTGATAAAGAGATTACTGCTGATGAGATTAAATATAGCCCACCTACTGCCGCAACATTACCGCTAGTTCCTTGGTTTAAAGAAAAGGGTGACTTCCATATTTGGAAAGATGTAGTTAATGCGTATGGTAGACCTGACATGGAAGCTAAGGCTTTTGCATTGTTCATGGGCTTTGGCAACGTGTTGCTACGCTTTACTAACCTAGAGGGCTATATGCTCAGCTTGAAATCACAAGGCTCAGGTTCAGGTAAGACGACAATCCTTCACGCTGTATCTAGTATTTTTGGGCATCCTAAAGACACGCTCATGCAAGTTAAAGATACATACAATCAGAAGATGCAACGGATTGGTACTTTCCAACATATTCCAATTCTCTTAGATGAGATGACCAATATGCCTCCTGAACAGAAATCAAACCTTGCCTACGATATTACCCAAGGCCGTGCTAAGAACCGTATGAAGTCCCAAGAAAACGCTGAACGTGTGAATATTACACGCTGGGCAACAGGAATGATTACGACTTCTAACCGTTCACTACGTGATGACTTACTGGCAATTAAGGCTTTCCCTGAAGGCGAGCTAATGCGTATCATGGAGTTGCATATCTTTAACGATGCTAATGACGATCCTGTATGGGCAAGGCAACACTTTAGTCGTTTGTACGATAACTATGGTCATGCTATCTATCCGTTTATGCAGTACGTGGTGGGTCATCTACCCGAGGTAATCGAGTTCTTAGGAAAGATTCAAACTAAGATTGAAGCCGAAGCAGAGATCAAATCTCACGAACGGTATTGGTCAGCTATGGCGGCTATTGCAATTACTGGGGGTATCATCTCTAAGAAATTAGGACTACATGATATTGACCACCGCCCTGTGCAGACCTACGTTATTAAACACATTAGAGACTCACGCTTGCAAAACAAGATGATGATGGCGGAAAGTAGCGACTTCCTAGGAGGCTTTTTACAACGTAAGTACCATGAGACTTTGGTTATTAACGGTAAGAAAGACGGACGTACTGGGCTTGAAACAGGTCCGATTCGTGAACCAAGGGGTGCATTAACTGCACGTTATGAACCTGATACAAAGTTATTGTATGTTGTTGCTAAGGAATACCGTGCTGAGTGCGCTAAGGTACAGTTAAACTTTGATGAATCTTTAGCAGTGCATCTGAAGAGTGGGGCGTATCATGGTATCAAGCGTAAGCGTATGACTGCGGGTACTGTAATTAACACCGATGTAAACGCACCAGCCCTTGTATTTGATACTACTAAACTAGGATTCTTCAGAGAGGAGAAACTAATCAATGCTGAAGGTGATGAACTTAACGATATTATTGCCTTGGAAGAAACTTGAACCGGGTCAGTCGTTTTTTATCCCGTGCCTAGATAGGAAAGTCCATGCCAAGACCCTGCAAAAAGAAGCAGACCGTCTTGGTATTTTAGTAGTTATCAAACAAGTTGTAGAAAATGGTAAATATGGCTTGCGTGTTTGGAGACTAGAGTGATATAGTTGGCTCATTCTTCTCCTCTACCATTGAGGATTTATCCCGCCCAGTGCGGGATTTTTTTAGTATCCTGCTCGTCTACGCAAGTCGTTTATGTTAGCTAGCATACGTTCTTCCATCTGCTTAATCTGTTTTAAACGTTCGCCTTTTTCTTCGGCTGACATTTTGGTGCTGGAATAGATGTATTTGCTTTGGTCACGTAGTTTAGTTAGCTGGCGCTCAATAGTGTTTACCTGCTGTTTAACGGCAAATATATCTTTATTCTCGGTATAGAACTCTTTAGCTTCTTCCGCACGACCAGTCTTAATCATATTGTTGTAGGTTGCAACTGCTTTATCTACTTCCCCACGCAATTCATAGTAATCGTTTTTCATAGCCGCACCATTCTCACGTACAAAAAACGCAGACAAGCCGGGTGTTGAAGCTAATGTATCTTGCAAAGATTTCTCAGGTGTAGGAACGTTGCTACCTATATTAACTGCCGCACTTGTAGCCATCAAACCTAATCCACCAGTAGTACCCAAATAACCTTTAATTAAGTGGTCGATATTTACAGGTGCAATTAACCCTGTTTTACCTAAAAACTTAGCCAGCTCAGACGTATTGTTTGTGAACTGCTCAGCTGTAATCTTATTCTCTAGACCCATACCTACAAGCGGACGACCTGTAAAGAAGTTGTAGTTTGTAAGTACTTCAAGGGCCGGTTTAGCTACTTGAGGAACTACGGTTGGGCTAAGAATTGCATTAGTCACCGCATCAAACATACCCCTGCGCATCTTCTTACCATCGGTAAAACCTTGATCTGTAATGCCTTGATAAGCATACTCAGCCGCTAACTTAGGAAGAATAAATACGTCAGGACGTAACGGCAACATAAAGCCTGTACCTGGAATCAACAAATGACGGTCACGAATAGTAGGATCCATCTTCTGATAGTCATCATCATCTGCGCAAATCGCCGCATAAATAAAGCCAAGTGCCGCAATTTTAGCGGACGTGCTCATCAATACTCTCTGCGCTTCTTTCTTTTGGGATGGAGAAATCCCCTTACCCATAATAGTTTTATAAGCTACGTTTTGTGCTTGTAAGTACGCACCAAAGAACGGTACAACTTGTTTGAGAACTTGCACACTACCAGAAGCACCAGAACGCTTAAAGTTAATAATTTCAAAAGCTTTTTCAATGGCAGCCGCTTTGTCACCGTCTGGATTCTCTGCGCTCTTTGTTTCTTTTAAAGTCAGGTTATATACAGCTTGGCGCACAGCATTGTCCGACGCCATTGCAAACTTCTCTAATGGGGACAGAATCTTTTGGAACTTAGTAGGTGCGGCTAGTCCAGCTACAATCTCAGCATCATTTCGTGCAATAGCGGCAGAGTAGTCACGTACACCAACTGCACCGTATTTAGCTAGCTCAGCATGGGCGGCACTCTTACCACGTAGTGTATTTGTAAATTCTTTAGCAACCTGAAGTGGGATAGCAAAAGGATTTTTTAACCCTGATGTAAACATTGCACCGATAGAATCTTGGGACAACTGACTTACCGAGAACAAAGGCATTAACACAATGTTCTTACGTAAAATATTTGCGGCAGCAGCAAAGCTCTTCAAGATTGGCAGGGATACAGGCTCAGTGCCTTGGAACGCATATACAAACAATGGGTCTTTAAACTCCACCTTTTTACGCTGACCGTTCTCCCACAAGTCAATAATGTTTTGCTCTGCATGAGTAGTATCATCCTGACGTAAATCTACAACTTCACCTTCAGGTAAATACTCTTTAGCAGTCTCATAAAGATTTAAGGCAGTACGGTTTTTAACTGCACGGGATACGGTATAGGAAACCCAACGCTCCATGTTGTCAAAGATGTTGTTAACTTCGTCTTCTGTACCACGAATCTTATAACCTTTAGCAAAGTCTAATAATCCACGACCATACTCTTTAGGACCTTTTTTAGCTTCCAACTGCTCTATACGGAAGAATGGTACGTAGTCCATAATTTCTAGCAACTCGTCTGCTTGCTTTCTAGAATACAATCCACCCTCAACTGCGGCATCCATAGCATTTGCACGAACTTTATTCCAACTTTCTTGTAGCTTACGCAACTCAGGGATAGCCTTAAAGTACTCAAGACCTGCTTCAATTTGTTCAGGAGTTTTGTGACTATAAAAATCTTCTTTGCTACCAGTCAAACCTTTTAAACGGTCAGAGATAAATGCACGATGTGCATAGTTACTCATCTCCTCAGTAGAAACCCCATACTTCTTACCTAAAGCGCTAATATCTTTAATCAAAGATTGCCAGCTATCGTCTTTCTTAACGGCTTTCCACTTGTAAGTATCTTTCTCGTACTCAACTCCACCTTCTTGCAACAACTGCATAGCTACAGCATCAGGGTGCAAAGCTTGGGAAGTAGCGTTCATGTACATCATGCGCTTTTGGTCATCCCAGTTCATACCACTTTCTTCCATACCCTTACGAATTGCATTTTGCAATGCAGCATCAGATGAGAAATACATAGTCTCAGCTTTGTTTAAAAAGCTTTTAACACCAGACTCAATCTGTTTCTTGTCAGTGCCCTTTAGGGTTTTAAACATACCTTGTTTAGGGTCAGGCTTAACATTAGCGTAACCGGCACGGCGGTCAATATCTGCTAAAGAAGGCGCACCTTGAACCTGTAAGCTAGTATCCACAATATTAGCAACATCAGTCATTTCTAATAAACTAGAAGATAGCAACTCATCGGCTACATGCAAGACTTCTGACAATGCGGTATCTTTAGATGCGGATAACCCTAAGAAACTACGTACAGCTTCGACAATACCCGACCACATAGACTGAGTACCCTTGTATGGAATAGTCTCAAGGTATTGTTGCATCTCACGGTTAGTAAGTGCCCAAGTAAGAATCTCATTCTCATTAGCTAAAGCATTGTTGTTGCGCTCTAATATGTTTTTCTCAAAAGGTGTAAGACTGCTTGGGTCTTTAGCACGCTCGTTAAAATGACGGATAATTGCATTGGATACTCCCATCAGCTTACTAACTGACTTACCTAATTCCGTACCATCAGATTTTACATAACGACCTAAACGTACTGCGCCTTGTGTAGCGGCATGGACTAACTCATGTAAAACAGTTTCATAAGAAGTACCAATACGTCCTGTATCTTCAGCCCCGTTTACCCAAACTTCAACTAAGCCTTTGTCTTTAGCATAGCTAGTTCTTGATACACCACGAGCACGGTTAAGAGAAGTAGGAGCCATCATACCTACATGGGCAACATTAAAGGTAAACTTAAGACCAGCTTTTTCTAAAGTCTTAATACGTGCGGCTACTCGATTAGCAATATATCTTTGGTCAGCATCGGGGGCATTTTGTGCAAGCCATTCAGCGGCTTCAACAGCACTCTTACCCTCTACACCATTTTGAACGTCCATAGCTTCTTTAGGGCTTGGGTCATAGTCAGTAGCTTTATTAAAATCTTCTTCACTAAATTCTTCACGCAGCGCACCTTCACGCTCACGGATAGCATCTAAACGCTCCCGTTCTACTTCCCAACGCTTTTCAACACCTTTGAGGCGATTAACTTCGTCGTTAACTGCGTTTTGTTCTTCAGTAGATAGTCCTTTAACTAAACGTCTAGCATTAGTAAGGTTTTCTTTTGCGTACAAGTCTGCGGCTACATAGCGCACAATATCTTTAGCGTTACCTTTAGCGGCTTCTAGATACTTAGCGGCGGCATCTTCAAAGTTACGTTGCTGGTCAGGTGTAAGCTTGGGTGCTTGTTTTACTGGCGCAGGTGCTTCTGCTACTGGAGCTTCTAATGCACTAGGGACTGTTCCTTCTCTTCCAATAGGTAGTCCAGCAATACCCCCAGTAGGAACCACTCCTCGTCCTGGAGCTTCAACAACTGCTTGGGCAGGTCTATTTCGTGGTCGCACGACAGGCTCTCGAACGCTTGGCTCAGCAATTCCGGCGACAGCTTCGACAGGTTTTCCAACATTTGATAACTCCTCTTGTACAGGTGTTTCAGTTACTGGAACTGGTTTCTTCATACTACCGTATGGACGGCGTAATCCCAAGCCTAATTGCTCAGGTGGAATTTGAATTTGGTCTAGAAACTTGGTAACACCTTGAATAATCTTTTCGCTACGATCACCACCAGCATACGTTTCTAGTACCTCTTTAACTTCTTTAGCTTGTACTGGGTCGGTCAAGTCTTTATCTAAAATCTGCTCACGCAATTTCTTATTAGTACTGCCAATACCCATTGCTTTAAAATCAGCTTCAGTAATAGGACGTCCAGTAGGTGCTGCTTGTT